ATGGCCGACCCAGACACTAGTGATGACGATGTGCAGGCTTTTATTGGTCAACATGAAGAATACATAAATGAAGTAATCAACAGTCCATTAGTCAAGTTTCAAGGACGGTTAATCAAAAACTTTTCACATGCAGGCAAAGATAAATACATATTTGTAAGCTTAATGGCAAAACGTGAACACGAATTGAAGGAGAAAGATATAGATGAATAACTTTAGCGGAATTGGACGCATTGCAACGGATGCAAAATTAGGTAACGGTGTTTTAACAAGTCTGTTGGCCATCAAGCGAATCTACAAATCAAATGATGGGATTGATGCTGACTTTATCCCATTAACAATTTTTGGCAAGCAAGCAGATAACTTTAACAGGTTAACTAAAAAAGGTGACAAGATCGGTGTCGATGGGAGGATTAAAACAGGGACATATACAAATGAACAAGGACAAACTGAGCATAGCTGGAGTGTGGTGGTTGACCATTTCTACTTGCTTAGTTCTAAGCCACACAATGGTGATTCACCACAGCTGAGTGATGCAACGGTTAACTCGCTTAGTACAAAATTAAATGGGCTTGTTAAGGATAGCGACTTGCCATTTTGAATAAGCGAAAGAAGCAACAGGTTCATGAATGTGGAGAACCACTGTGTCACAAAATCATTCCTATCAATCAACGCTACTGTCCGCAACACCAAGCCCAGCACGAAGCAGCATGGCAAGCGAAGAAGAATAGCTATCGGCGATCAAAGTTAGGTCAAGCAATCAAGGGACAAAGAGCTCGAACATATGACCAAACAGAGCGAGACCCAGAAGCTACTGCATTTTACCATTCATCAAGGTGGAAAAAGGTACGTGACTATGTATATGCAAGAGATATGGCGACAGACCAAGTCACGGGAGAGGTGTTAGGTGACAGAAAAGTTGTAGACCACATAATCCCGTTGAGACTATGCAATGACAAGCAGGCTTTAGATAGTAACAATTTGTGGGTACTCAGCTATCGAACGCATTACAAAAAGACAGTTTTGGAAAAAAGCATAGCCAAGCAACCAAACGGAGACACAAAGCTCAGGCATCTGAACCGGGAATGGTATACAAAAGTGTTGCGAGAAAAGAAAGAGGAGAAAAAGCAATGAATAACAATGATGACGATTTTGAAGAGAATGATGACGATTTTGAAGAGAATGTTGAGTATACAGCGTCTGATGAAATGCCAACAGGCCATATTTTAACCCCTAAAGAAGTCATTGAAGCTAGTGATGATTTACGAGAGTACAGACAATTAATAAACAGCAAACTTGTTGAATGTGGATGTGACAACTGGCTTATAAGCATTGAATGTGATTTAAATGTTGAATCCCTTAATTACCTTGTTGATGAGGTAAAAGATGCTGGTTGGCATGTGTCACTTGAGGGCAAAACAATAAACATACACTAAGGTCATGGACAAAGGAGTAAATAACATGAACGGAAAATTATTTTATTTGGCTGATGAGAATGAGTATGTATTCATCGTCAACATGGCCTTAACGCCTAGCATAAAGGACACAATTCAAGCTGATATGGTGGAAAGATTAGGTGCACCTGTGGCTGTTATAAGCGACTGTGATAGCTTTGAATACCTTTCGGGAGGACACTAAATGTTAGCTATTAAATGGCATCATACCAACCAGCTTGCAAGTGAGTTGTTAAGCTATAGGAGGCAGTCAACTTGGCAATGGCAGACATTAAACACTGGGCGTAAAAGTGCCCGCTACATCAGACGAGCTGTGATGCAATACCAAAGCAAGTATTCCTATGACACTGTAAATGTTCGATATATGGACGATGGTGAAGCATCAATAGTAATTCAAAGGAGCACACAAATGAACCAATTAGTTAGACCAAGTGAGTTGGACCATAGCGACTACTATTGGAAAGGCATAGAAAATATCCTCCGTGACTTCAACAGTCAAGTGACAGCATCAGTAGCTCATGCAAGCTACGAAGACATAAACATTGAATGTGATAGCTTGCTTTCAAATGAAGTTACCAAACAACTGTTCAAATCGGGATGGCTCAGTACCGTTCACGATCCGGGCAATGGCATGGTAACAATTGTGGTTAACGTTCATGAGTCAATCTTAAAGCAACGATGGGAGGACATGGGTTGACAGATAGGTATTTTGAAACAGAGGATGGCCAGAAGACAATTGCTAAGCTTTTGCACGGTGACGATTTAGCAAGCACCAGCGAGTACTTGATGGGTATCCTATTTGACAAAGACAAACGTGAGCACCTGTTCCGCCAGTTTTTAGAATATGAGACCAACGTGGACTACGATTGGTTCAACCTTTACTATTCACAAGAAATGACTCGTGTTTCCAAAAAGACCAAGAGTTTCTATTCGCCACCAGCATTAGGCAAATTAGCAAAGCAATTGGTTGATGTTGCAAGGACAGACGGCGATACTGAAGCCACCAAAAGAAACCTAGGGGCGACAAATTATGACATTGGTGCAGGGACAGGACAATTAACTGTCACAGCTTGGGATGCAAATAGACGCAAGCATAGTCCATTTAGCTACAAACCAAGCATGTACTTTTATGTGGCAGAAGAGTTAAAGCAGGAGGGAAAGCCGTCACGTTCTTTACCATTTCTATTGTTTAACTATTTGATTAGAGGTATGGATGGCGTGGTGATTGCAGGTGACTCATTAACCAGAAGTATTAGTCAGGTGTACTTTATCCAACAACCAGAAGACAACCACTTGGGATTCAGTAGTTTAAACGTGATGCCAAGAACATCAGACACTATGGAAGCATTTGATGTGAGAACATGGATTGATGAGCCTATCAAACACATAGAAGACAAGCACATGCCACAGTTTATAGTCAATGAGCTGACAGGTGGTACTAAGCAACCAGAACAAGCTGGTGAGGATAAACAATTAGGCATCTATAAGAAACGGTTGAACATCATCAGGAACATGTCAAAGGGTAGTGATGGCAAAGAGTTTGATGGGAAGCTAACTGAATCAGATAAAGCTTTGGTTAACTTCCTAGATGTCCTCATGCCAGGGTTCGCCCAGTTTGAGGCAGAGAAAAATAAGGAGAGGATGGAGCGGCACAAGAGGCAACACTTAGCCAGCAAGAGACAAGCAACCTTAAAGCTCAAGTAGTACATATTGCAAGGGTCAGCCAAGGGTTGGCTCTTTTTCTATGCCAAGACAAAAACGGCGCACTCATTACGTTATATATATGAGGGGTACAGCGAGCACAATTTATGATGCTTGCACAGCCATTACTTAAACCATTAGAATTTAAAACGATGAACCATAAACAATAAATAATGAACAGCAAATGTTAGATAACGTATTTAAAAAATAAAAAAGCTGTAACACCCGCCCCCGTAGGCGTAGAGAGGGACCGCACATAACAAAATGGTCTTCTCTCAAAAAATGTGCAATTATTAAAAATTTTTATATGTGTCACGTAAGAGCCTTCAAACGTTGATATACCGGCATTTGTCATGCTTACAAAAGTACAGTAAATGAATATGGTAAGCAGCGCAAGAAGGGCTAAATACGTTGATGCATAAGCTTTTACATAGAAAAGAAACGAAAGGAGGTACAGCAGACATGGGCAGAAAGATGAAAATAACACAAGATGCATCAGACAGAGCCGATCAGCGTGCACGAACTGAGGAACTAGCAAAGAAGACAAGTGGAATGGAGCCATTGCAAGTTACGCCACCAAGATTTTTGCAAGGATATGCTTATACAGCCTGGCGAGAGCTTGTACCTCTGTTGAACACAGCAGGACTAGTTAAGCAAGTTGACAAGCCGCTGGTAATAGCCTTATGCCAACAGATTCAATTATCAAGACAGGCATATGAGGATATAAATGAGAATGGTCTAAGCATGGGAAGTAGAAAGAACCCTGCAGCTGCTATTTTGAATGACGCAACCACCAAGATTAAGTCATTAAGTGATGCTTTGGGTCTCAGTCCACAAGCGCGTGCTTCAATTGTCTTGGATAATCAAGATGATGATGCTGGTCCAACGCTTAAGCAAGCATTAAAGGCAGGTGACAAGAGTTGGTAGATTATGATTTAACATTGCCAGATTGGACTGTTGAACGAGCTTACAAACAGCAGCGAGATAACGGTGCCTATGATAAGATTGCTGACAAATATCACGACCCTATGACTGCCTATGCTTTTCAGGTGCTTGAAGGTACTACCATGGCCGGAAAAGATATTAAACTTGCTTGCTGGCGGCATTTGCAAGACCTGACACGTATTGGACAAGCTGACTTTCCTTATCACTACTCTCTTGATAAGTGTCATGAAGTGCTAAACTTTGCCAGCATTTGTCCAGACGTTGATACAGGCAAACCACTTCCGCTAATGCTATGGCAGAAAGCACTGCTCTGTTCAAGTCAAGGGTGGCGGAATGAAAAGGGTGAGCGTAGATTTCATAGGGTTCAATTTTCTGTGGCACGAACAAATGGGAAGACATACATCACAAATATTCTACTTGCATATGACTACCTGATTGCTTCTGACGGCATGTACAACCAAGACCTTGGATATATAGCACCTGTGGTTGCACAATCAAAAAAAGGATGGCGGTACATTCAGCTTACCTTTGACAGATTAGGTGAACTTACAGATGTAAAGAGAACATATAAAACCCAGCAGATAAAGACTTTGGATGATGTCGTTAGAAGTAAAAAGACGCGAAACCAGTTGCTCCGTTTGTCACATGAATCTGGTCAATTTGATAGTTACCATTTTCGGCTTGCTGTGGCTGATGAATCTGGCGATGATGGTCGAATTGGCACCATTAAAGAAAACATTGGCAAGATTACAAGTGGGCAGGTGCAAGTATATGATCACCAGTTTTGGTCAATATCAACAGCTTACCCTGACAGCACCAGTAGCTTTTATCTGGACGAAAAATTAGCACGTGAAGCAATGCAAAAGGATTATTCACGAGAGTTAGATGATGTGTTGCTAATTAACTACAGTCAGGATAGTGAAGATGAAGTTGATGACCCATCCTCATGGACAAAATCAAACCCAATTCTTGAATTGAAGCGTGACACTATGCTTCCATCTCTGATTAGTGAGAGAGACAAGAAAAAGCTGGACGGAACATTAGATGAATTCAAGAACAAGAACCTGAACATGTGGATTAAGGCTTCTGATAATCGCTATTTAAACATACATGACATCGAAAATGCAGTAGCTGATAAGCCACCATTCAGCATTTCTGGTCATGATGTTTATATAGGATTCGACTTAAGCAAACTTGCAGACGACACAGCAGTTGCTTTCATTTATCCATACCAGTTGGCTGGAGAGACACACTATTATATCCAACAGCACAGTTGGGTGCCTTTATCTCACACAGGTGGAAGTATTGCCGAAAAAGAAAAGCAAGATGGAATTAATTATCGTCAAGCTGAGCAATTGGGTTTTGCCACTATTGCAAAAGGACGCTTTGGCTACATCGATGAAGACAGTGTTACCACATGGATTATGGATTATATAGAAGAGAATGGCTTAAATGTTAAGTTCTTTGTATTTGACCGCTGGGGAACTAGTGATGTTTTGGATAAGTTAAGCCAAGAAGAACCGTTTCCACTGATGCCTTTAAAACAGACATCAGATAAGTTAGATAAACCAACACATGAATTCAAGAAAGCAATTCGGGAAGGCCGAGTTCATTATGACGATGACCCAATTTTAAAATATGCACTGACCAATGCAGTTATAGTTGGCTCAAGCGCTGGTATAAAGGTAGATAAGGATCGTGCAACTTCAAAAATTGATGCTGTTGATGCAGTTATTGATGCATTTAGCCGTGCCTATTATGTCTTTTCAGACTTCGACCCAGATGCAGATAATGATAAGAACCGTTCCCCATTGTCTGGTATGAGTGATGAAGAACGGCATAAATTCCTGATGAATGTAGGCTTTTAAAAGTCTACATATTTTTTTGCGTTTGAAGGTCAATATTGGTCAAAAATGACGCACTTCATACGTTATATATATGAGAGGTAAAAACAATGAAAGAAACAAAGAATCAGAGGGAGGTGCGAGTGTGAGCAAATTGATAATGCTTAAGGAACTGTTGCCAACATTGTTATTTGTATCTGGCTTAATTGCTATTGTCACCAGTGCCTATCTTTTTAATAGCATCATAGGAACGTTGGTGTTAGGCAGTGTATTGCTCTTTTGCGGTTGGATACTCACGCCTACATCTAAGGCAGGTGGTAGTAGATGAGCATATGGAATCCATATGAACGAATGCAGAAAAGAAGTATGGAAATACCATCAACTAACCTGTCAAGTTACATCATAAGTGGTGGACAAGTATTGCCCAATCATTTGGTTGATGCCAGTACAGCCTTAAATAATTCTGATCTATATGCTGTTACCAACCTTCTAAGCAGTGATATTGCATCGGCAAGCTTTGAAGTGGCTGCACCCTTTGACAAGGCGATAAATAACCCGAACAACCTTATTTCGCCGTTTAACTTTTGGCAATCAGCTGTAGTTCAGATGTTGCTTACGGGAAACGCCTATATCGCCATTACAAGAGACAGCAACAATGTTCCTGTCAGGTTAGAGATGGCGCCAGCGGCACAGGTAGTAGTCACTTTAGCAGACAGCAGTGCAGATATTAGCTATGCGGTTAACTGGGGAGACGAAAGAGGCACTATCAATTATCCGAGTGCAAACATGCTTCACTTTAGGTTGATGGCTAGTGGTAGCAATGGTCAGCAATACATTGGTATTAGCCCACTAGAATCAATTGCAAGCCAAGTCAACATTCAAGATTATGCAAACAAGTTGACGCTATCAACTATTAAGAATGCTATTAACCCTTCAACTGTGATTAAAGTTGCTGAGGGTGCTTTATCACCAGAAGAAAAAGAAGCGACACGAAAAGCTTTTGAAAATGCTAACACGGGTGACAATGCTGGACGGCCTATGGTACTTGACCAGCTTTATGACGTACAAAATTTAGCAATAAATGCCGATGTATCCAAGTTTTTGACCAGCAATGACTGGTCCAAGACACAGATAGGCAAGGTTTTTGGTGTTCCAGATAGCTATTTGAACGGTCAAGGTGATCAACAAAGTTCATTAGATATGACTAAATCGCTTTATAGCAACACTTTAAGGCGCTATGTAAAGCCAATAGAGTCAGAAATGACAGCCAAATTTGGAATTCCAGTGAATATTGATGAAAGTCAAGCAGTAGATGCAGACAATGACTTACTTATTAGCCAGATTCAGAAGTTGCTAAGTGGCACAACACCAGCCATTACGCCTTTACAAGCACAACAAATGCTGGCAAAAAGGGGTGTGATTTAGTGAAAAATGAAGATATACGTACATTTGACGTCAAAATTCGAGCTGAAACGGGCTTAGCCAATGAAAATAGCAACAATCAGGCTGAAAATGGACAAAATATGGATATTTCAGGCGTTGCGGCAGTGTTCAATCAGCCATCGATTAAAGGCGATTTTACCGAATATGTTGACCAAAATGCCCTAATTAACGTCGATTTGAGCCAAGTTTTGCTGCTTTATGCACATGATTTTTCTAACATTTTGGCCCGTGTAGACGCTGGAACATTACAAACAAGCATTCAGCCTGATGGTTTACACTTTAATGCCCAGTTACCAGACACACAGTTGGGGCATGACACATACACAAACATACTAAATGGCAATATCAAGGGCATGTCGTTCGGTTTTAAGATTGCGCCTGGTGGAGATAGTTGGTCAGTCAACTCACAAGGCAACACGATCCACACAATTAACAAAATTGACCAAGTGTTTGAACTGTCGCTGACTCCTATCCCAGCATATACCGAAACAAGTGTGCAAGTGCAACGGGATTTGGCTCAATTTTTATCAAGTAAGAAAGAAGTTGTGAAGATGGCAGAAAAGCCAGAGGAAAAAGAAGAACAATCTGTTGATGACCAAAAGCGGTCAATTGAACAATTACAACAGCAGTTATCAGATTTAAAAGCACAAGTAAAAACAAAGGTTGTTATTGACAAGCCTGAGGAAGAAAAGCGTGACGCTACACCAGATATGGCAAGCGATGAAACTACTGCTCAACCAACACCAGATATGGCAAGCGATGGCACAACCACACAGCCAACATCTGGCGATTTAGTCAGCATGATTGCTACACTTCAATCCGCTATTCAGTCACTCAGCCAACAATTGGCGGCTCAGCAAGCACCATCACAGACAGATGATGATAATCCAGACGACCAAGAGGATGTTGTTTTGGATGAAGCAAAACCAAAGCAAGAAACAGCTGAAACTGAAAAGCGTGATGGAAAACCAGATGAAGTTACTGCGGAACAAGATGTTGAACAAGAAAATAAAAGAGATGGAGCAAAAGATATGTCAAAGAATTTAACAGCAGACAAAGTTGAAGATGAAGAAGTACGTGACTTCAAAGAGTTTTTGAAGACTGGCGAAATTAAGAGAGATTCCGCAGGTTTTGACTCTGCAGCTGGCGAAGCAGTATTGCCTAGCCAAGTATTGGACATTATGAGTCAGCCTAAGGACCCAGCACAATTAGGCGGCTATGTAACTAAAGTTCAGGTTTCTGCACCAACTGGCAAGATTCCTGTTTTGTCTAAAGCGTCTGCACAACTGGTTTCAGCAGCTGAATTAGCTGACAACCCTCAACTTGCAAATGCCTCTTTAACACAGGTCAATTATGATGTTCAGACTTTGCGTGGTTCACTGCCAATTTCCCTTGAAATGACACAAGACTATCCAAATATCACCAGTTTACTGACTCAGTACATTAATGACATTAAGGATCAAACTGAGCAGCACAAGATTGGTGCAGTTTTGCAAACAGCTACTCCAGTTGCCGCTAAAAGCATTGATGATATTAAGGATGCATTCAACGTTGGCTTGAGCAACTACACTGACCGAATGTTTGTTGTATCTGAATCATTCTTTGCCGCAATTGATAAGCAGAAGGATGCTGAAGGTAGGTACCTGTTACAAGATTCCATCACTTCTCCATCCGGCAAACAATTGTTCGGTGCTCCGCTGGTAGTTGTTGCCGATGATGTGCTTGGCAAGTCTGGAGACGCAAAGGCATTCATTGGGAGTGTTAAAAACTTTGTGGTTGAAACTGTTAAGGGCAACATTAACCTGTCTTGGCAGCGTAACGAGAATTTTGAACAGGTACTTTTGGCAGCACTGCGGGCAGACTTTAAAGCTGCTGATACAGCTGCTGGTAAGTTCATTACCTATACAGTACCAACTGCTACAGTAACTACTGCTACCTCTGGCAAATAACTAAGTAAACTGGTCGCCTAAAAAAGCATAGTAGCTTGATTCTAAGCGGCGGCCGAATGGAGGGGTATCAATGGCAGAAACAATAGTAGATCCAAACAAGATTGCTAGTGATTTAATGACCGAGTTAAACCTTGATGAGTCTGAATTGCCAACAATTACCAGTCTGGTAAACACTGCAATCAATATCATTAATAGATCAAGTGATGCACCAGATAGTGATACCTTGACGATTACAGCCATCAAAACGCTCACACAGGCTACATACTATGACCGTGGTTTATCCAATGGTATTCCTAAGGGTCTTCTGATGATGCTGGCACATCTTCAAGCTAATCCACAAAGCAAAGATAGCAGTGATGACAATGGCGACTAACTTTATTCCAAGTGATTTTAGCAAAGTTGTTGAGCTTGGTAGTCCACAATCGCATCGCACGGGAGCCGGTTTGAATATTTCGACCTTTGTTCCCGCTTACTCATTGCACTTCAAACAACAAAAAAGAACGCTGACACAGCAATATCTATTGGTTGGAACACGCTTGGACAATAGCTTAGTAATCATTGTTCGTCACGATGACAGAAATGTTAGTCAACAGCAAGCAAGAATTGGTGGAGTTGTTTATGACATTGCAGATGTTTCGCCTGACGATTCAAACAATGCCATCCGGTACGATTATCTAACCCTTGTTAAAATAACGAAGGGGGGCGTAGCGATGGACATGGACGAAGCTCTTGACCAATGGCTTAAACAGGTGAATAAAGCGGCACGGCTGAGCATTAAAGACCAGGAAAAAATAACAAAAGCTGGTGCAGACGTTCTTGCTGACAAACTTCAAGAGACCACCAAAGAAAAACACCCAGACACTAAAGGTAGCGGTGGCAAGTATGGGCATCTGAGTGAAGATATTAGCTCCGCCACTGGTGATATTGATAAAGAGCACAATGGTAACTCTGTTGCTGGATTTGGTGATAAGGCATTCGTTGCACGTTTCCTTAATGATGGGACAAAGAAAATTCACGGTGACCATTTTGTTGATAATGCCAGAGATGATGCCAAAGATGGTGTGTTCATGGCTGAAGCCGAGAAGTATAAGGAAATTATCGCCAAGTTGAACGGCGGTGACAGCAAGTGAGTGCAGTAGATGATGCAGTAACAATGCTTAGTCAAGCCAGCATTGCCGGTATTGATGCAGTTGAAGGCAACAACCTGCCGCAAGAGTTAGTTGACAGTCTTAACAAAACTGTTGTGTTGATTACTGATGCTGCTAATGATCCGGCCGCATATGGTGACAACGATTTCTGGGCATTGAATCAGGAAGTAGAAGTTCAGATTTTTTATTCTCAGTCACTTGATTCAGACCCCGAAGATATTGAAGTCAGCATGATGAAGGAATTTGTTCATAGCAATTGGCAGGTATCCGCGGTTAGACAACGCATGCTAGACCCTGACACACAGCAGTTGAGCAACACATTTTATTTCAGTAGAACAAAGAACATTGGAGGAATTTAAATGGCAACAGTAGGTTTATATCAAATTCAGTTAGCTTTGGTTGATGCACAACAAAAGTTAATTTCTGGCACTGGAGCAGGATTAGGCACAGACGGTATCTATACTGTCGATCACAAAGATTTAGGTACTAAAACTGCCAACATTACTAACTTAGCAGGCACCATTGCTAAGACTTATGGCAACAACAACGTCCAAGACGTCACTGTTGGTACTTCGGAGCCATCAGTAGCTCTAGATATTAACAACTTGGATTTTGCAATTAAGCAGCAAATCAAGGGTTTTGTTAGTGACAGCAAGGGCGGATACGTTGACGAAAATCTGAAAGCACATGTGGCCTTGCTTATTACCACCCAAACCATTGACCGTTTACACTTTGTCTATTATGGGTTTGGCGATGGCATCATGACCGAAACCGCAGCTAACATTCAGACTGATGCGGCAGCAGAACAACGTGTAGATGACACTTTGACTTACACAGCGCTTACTACTATGGCCTTTAACAATCAGCCGTACAAGATTTATAGCGATATTGATCCTAAGTTCGACAAAGCCAATATGTACAAAGAAGTGTTTGGTGGGTATGTATTGCCATCAAGTTCAACAGTATCTGGCTCCGTAACTTCTGGTAAATAATGCTGACAGACGCAATCTGACACAATTTTATAGCAACAACTGATGAATGGCTCACGAACGTGCGCTATTTTTTATGCTCAAAAGTCGCTTTCTGGTGAACTTGGTGGTGTCCGATTCACCACAGTGACCTTATCAAATACAGAGGAATACAGAGGATGGTACAAATATGAAAATTAAAGTTAGCCAACTTAGCAACCGTGTACATGAAGTCAAGACAACCAATCGGAACATGGAAAAGATGTACGATCTGCAATTAATGATGGCCAAGGCAGACGATGTTGCCAATATGGAACCAGTAGAAATTGTTAAGGTTCAACGGGATATGTTGCATGACTCAATCGACTTCTTGACTACCGTTTTAAGCCTGAACAAGCAAGAAATTGACAAGCTTGGGGATCTAGAATTTGCAGACACTATTCAGGCCGTTAATTATGTGTTTGAACGCATGATGGGCATGAGTGACGAGGATATTGACTTAGCTGCTAAGAAGCAGGATGCCAGCAAAAGCAAAGATTAATCCAGCTGTCAAAGTTTATGAGCTTGAAAATCAGCTACAGGACTTTAGATGGATGAAAAAACAAGCAGTCATGTATTTCCACTGGTCAATGCAGGATTTTGATGATGCTGATTATTTTGAAATGTTGGAAATGATGTCCGCTAAGGATAAGAAAGACCGACCAATTGATCCGGCAATCATGTGGAAGCAATACCAAGAGAAAGGGTGATTAAAGTGGCACAACAAATTAATGCAACAATGAGCACCAAGATTGCCCTTGATCTATTGTCGGCAAGTGAATCCGTCAAGTCATTAACAGCAGTTGTTCGTTCAAGTCAAAATGCTTGGAAGGCCCAAGAAGCCGAAATGAAATCTGCTGGTGATGCAGTTGGCGCTGCTCAAGCCAAGTATGACGGATTGGGTAAGTCTATTGAAGCACAGCAGTCTAAGATTGACGCTCTAAAAGCCAAACAAGCTGAGTTGAAAGGCAATACTGCCGATGTTGCTCAACAGTTTTTAAAGTATCAGCAGCAAATTGATGGTGCTAATAAGCAACTGGCTAGTATGCAAGCTCAGCAAGACCGTGCCAAGCAAGCAATGGACTATCAAAAGTCCGGTTTAGCTGGCTTACAACAAGAGTACACAGCAGCTGCACGGGCAAATCAGATTTATGTTGAACGCTTACAGGCTGAGGGACGTGAACAAGAAGCCAATAAGGCCAAACTTGAAGGCTACAAGTCATCCATTAGCAATTTGAACGAGCAGTTGAGCAAGCAGTCTGAAGAATTAGACAGGATTGCAGCTGCTAGTGGCAAAGACTCCAATGCTTGGCGTACACAGAAGACGCGGGTTGATGAAACAGCTACCAGTTTAGCAAAAGCTAAGTCTTCAATGACTGGCTTGCAAGCTGAAATGGACAAGGCTAATCCGTCCGTTTTTGACCGAATTAAGTCGCACATCACTGGTACTAAAGACGAAGCAGATAAGACAACTTTTAGTTTTAAAAAGATGGTTGGTGCTACTGCTTTAGGCCAAGGCATTATGAATGCTTGGACTTCGTTCAGTGGATCAATTAAAGAAACGGTGACACAGGGTGTCCAGTTAGCTGAAGCTGGTGAACAAGCAACACGAGTATGGGAAACCCTAGGTGTCAATGACAAAGGTGCGGAACAACTAGTTGGTCAAATGCGAGATTTAAAGGGTGAAACCAACTTATCGGCAGACCAAGTATCCGTTTTGCAAAAGCGCTTTTATGGCATGACAGGTAATGTTGGCCAAACTAAAGCTTTGACACTTGGAGTTGCAACTTTAGCTGACAAGTTGAGACTTTCTGGTGACGGTGCCAGTACATTTGCAAAGTCATTGCAACGCGCATTTAACAATGGACAGCTTACTACTGGTGTTCTAACACGTATGGAAAACGCTGCACCCGGACTTGGATCAGCTTTAGCAAAGGCCAGTGGCGTGTCTGAAACAGCCTTTAATAAAATGGTTGATAGTGGTCAAATTAGCAGCAAAAAGTTGCAAGATATGATCGTCAAAATTGGCGGTGATAGCAAAGCTACTTTTAATGACTTTGGTAATACTGCTGAGGGTGCCACGCAAAGACTAAAGGGTGCTTGGCAGGGAGTTGAAGCGACACTTGCTAAACCTCTGGTATCAGTTCAAAGCACCGGAATTAATAGCATTGTTAATGTTCTAAAGTCACCAGCAGTGACTTCATTGTTTACTTCATTGGGTAAAGCCATGGCTGGTGTAGCGCAACAAGCAAGCAACTTATTGAACTATGTGGCTCAACATCAAAAAGATATTGGTGGCATTATCACCAGCTTAGGTACCATTGTGAAGATTTTTGCTGGGACAGTGTGGCACACGATTGCTGGCATTGTTTCAAGCATAGCCAAGAGTTTTGGACTCATGGGTAGCGGTGCAAGCAAAGCAAACGATCCGCTGAAGAAAGCCAACACAGTCTTAGGCAATATCGCCAAGAACAAGAGTGGCATTCAGACAACAGCTAAGGTAATGCTTGCGATGTGGGCAGCAATGAAAATTGGCAAGGTGGCAATTTCCGGACTCAGTACAGCCGTGGATATTTATGCCAAGCGTGCCGACATCATGGCGGTTTCTCAAAAAGCATTAAATCTAGTAGTCAAAGCCTCACCATGGATTGCGCTTGCCACAGTCATTATTTCTGTGGGCGTGGCATTGGTTAATTTGTACAAGCACAACGCAAAGTTCAAAGCCTTCGTCGATGGCATTGTAAAATCTGTTCAGAACATGGCCAAAGGAATCGCAAAGTGGTTCGGTCAATTGCCCAAGAGTTTCAACAACGCTATGAAGTCAATTGGCAAAGGCTGGAATGGTTTTCTTAAGACCATGAGCAACTGGGGAAAATCAATTGCTTCCACCATTAGCAACTGGGGAAAATCGATTGCTTCCACTTGGAATAAGATTTGGACACCAATTACAAAAGGCATGTCTACCATCTGGAAAAATGTGGTCAAGGTCACCAAGGTCGGATTAAACGTGCTGAAATTGGCGATTGTAATTCCAATTGCCTTAATCGTTGGCTTGGCAATCAAAGCATGGCAGAAAATTGAAAAGCCGTTCATGGCGGTATGGAATGGCATTGCTAAATTCATTAAGCCTATTCTGAACAGCATCGGCAAGTTCATAACTGGTACGGCAAAGGATGTGTCCAACGTGTGGAACAAATATTGGCAGTTCCTTGCCAAGTTCTACACTGTCATTTGGAACACAATTGTTAAGGTTGGCACGCTGGCTTTTAACACTGTCAGCAAGGGTATTAGTTTGTTCTTGTCAACTGTCAATAAGGTGTGGACCGAGTCATGGAATGCCATCTCTAAATTCTTCAGCAACATTTGGAATGGTATGGTCAAGTTCTTTACGCCGATCATCAATGGCATTTCAAGCACAATAAGCAATGTGGTTAATGCCATCAAGAATACGTGGAACACCGTGTGGGGTGCCATCTCTAATTTCTTTGGAAACGTTTGGAACGGCATGGTTAGATTCTTCACGCCAATCATTCATGGCATGTCTGACACAATTGGCAGTGTCATCAAGAACATTAAAAGTGTTTGGACAGATGTATGGGGTGGCGTTGGTAGCTTCTTCAGCGGCATCTGGGATGGCATTAAAAAAGCAGCTCAATCAGGTATCAACTTTGTGGTCAGCGTTATTCGTACTGGCTTGTCGGCAGTTAATGGTGTTCTTGGCTTCTTCGGTGTTAAAAAAGTTGGTCTGCCATCATACGTACACTTTGCCCAAGGTGGTAAAGTCGGCAAGAACGGCACACAGCTGGCTATGGTTAACGATGACGGTAGTGAACACTATAAAGAATTGATTCACAAGCAACGAACTGGTCAATGGCTTTATACGGACAAGAAGAATGCCATTTTGCCTCTGGAAACTGGCGACCGTATTTACAATGGCAAAGAAAGTAAAGCCATTGCAGATATGTATGGCATTCCCGGCTTTGCACAAGGCGGCATCATCGGCAGTGTGTGGGACGGCGTTAAAGACGCTAGTTCGTGGGTAGTCGATAAGGCTGAAGATGTTGGCAAATGGATCGGTGATAAGTTTGAAGCAATTGTAGATTGGATCGCTCACCCGGTTAAGCATGTAACTGATCTAATCAGTAATAGTATAAAAGGGATTGTTAGCTCATCTCCAGTAAAAGCATTTGGGCAGCTCGGCGAAGGCATTTTCAAACATGCATATAGCGGAATTGGTGCTTGGATCAAAAAAGAGCTTAAAAAAATAGAAGATTCCATGGCCAATCCCGGTGGGGCAGGAGTTGAACGTTGGAAGCCATATGTTATTCAAGCTTTAAAGGCCAATGGATTTGATGCCTCGGCATACCAAGTTGCTGCATGGTTGAGGGTTATCCAGCGTGAATCAAATGGTAATCCTAAGGCAATTAACTTGTGGGATAGCAACGCCAAAGCCGGCATACCTAGCATGGGACTTGTACAAACCATTGGGCCGACTTTCAATGCGTTTAAGTTCCCCGGACACAACGATGTTTATAACGGATATGATGATCTGCTTGCCGGTATTCACTACATGAAGTCCATCTACGGTTCTGGAAGTTCTGCTTTTGCTCGTGTCAGTGGCCCTGAAGGTTACGCCAATGGTGGCTTGATCACACAGCCAATCCATGCGCTTGTTGGCGAAGATGGCCCAGAAACCATTTTGCCATTAACCAAAACAAGCCGTGCTTGGCAACTACTAGGTCAGGCTGTTACCAACATCAATCACAACTTGGGTAATGGTACCGTTACTGAAAGCGAAAGCAGCGGTACAGATGATTTAGGAAAGAAGTTGGACAACATTGCTGATCTTCTCACGAAACTTAGCTTTGTTCTGCAAGTTGGTGACGACCAGTTTTATCCAAAAGTTGCACCAAAAGTTAAGCAGTATAATGACAGAACAGACAGGTTTAATTCCTATTGGAAAGGAGGAACCGTTTAATTGAAACAAGCAGGCATGACCATCACATACGCCGGAGTAGATATTACCCAGTGGATGTATGTACAGATGGTCAAACGTGATGTAGGAACTAATCACGTCAACACAATGAAAAAGGTCGGGATTAGCGATGGTCAGATGCTGCAATACATGTCACGGGACGTCAAGACAATTGTGGTAACTGGGATCGTTATGAATGATGATTTGGTGCCACTAAGACGTGCCTTGGCCGCTGCTATTGATGCGGACGAACCCCAGCAGCTAATCTTTGGAGATGAGCCGGATAAATATTATCTTGCCATCGTAGACAGTCAGCCTACCTTCACCGAAGGCTTCCGATCAGGGACAATCTCAATCAGCTTCGTCTGTCCCGATGGTGGCATCGCCCACTCAATAGCCATAAAGACATTTGACAACATAAACGATGACACACTATCCGACACCATCACGGTTCATAATGGTGGCACTTACCCTGTCGAGCCAGTTATTACGGCAACTATGCATGCTGATAACGGCTTTCTAGGATTTGCTAATAGTCAGGGCGGCGTGCTTCAATTTGGCAACCCTGAAGAAATTGATGGCTACACCAGCGAAGAAAGTGAAGTGGCCTTAAATTTGGCAGCCGTTCAAGGCTCGCACATGGATAATCAAGCAGCTTCCAATAATCTTTACTGGGGAGACAACCCAGCTACGCCGAACGAACAGATCGGCAATGCGGTTTGGACACAGGACAGCTATGATGGCTGGAAGGTTGAGCCTAATTGGCCCAGTATTACTGGCGACCACAAGTATTGGAATGGGCCTTCAATCAAACATGATCTCGTCCAGACACATAATGGTAACTTTACGAGTAACCTAACTTGGGACGTCATGACACGTTTTCAAACTGGTGTCTCAAAGGTTGGCTCACTCGAAACAACCTTAGAAAGTGACGGTAAGCCAATCTTTCAGATGATACTGAAAGACAATAGTGCACTGTCTGACCAAATATGGTGGATGTGTTACTACAAAAATCAGCTAGTCGTCAATGAACAGTTGGATCGCAATATCTTTACTAACGACAAGTTCATTCAGCTGGAATTGCAGAAATTTGGTAATTCGGTTGTTTTTAGAGTGTCACCATGGGTTGGCAATCAAGGACGAGAGACGACTATTACCCGTCAATTCACTTTTGCGGACGCTGCTAGTGTCGAGACTAAGCAATTTTCAGCATGGTTTATGCGAGACAAGACATGGGGCGAATCGACTATGTATCTAATTGCGTCTACCGTTAAATGGCAGAACGTAAGCTGGTATACAGATATTAAGAATCGCTTTAGCGATGGTGATGTAATTACAATCGATGTGGCTAATACCAAAACTTATTTCAATGGCAGTGAGGATCGCACCTTGCACACATTAGGCAACCAGTGGGACAAGTTTCTTTTGCCACCTGGTGACACTACCATTCAGCTCATGCCGTCAAGCTGGGCAAAACCATTTGCATGTGAAGTTAATTTGAAGGAGGCATGGCTGTAAATGGAATACTATTTCTCAGACCGCAAATTCAACGTCATGGGCGTTGCAAGGACTAATGGCAAAGGCGAATGGCTGGTTAGCGCGGATAGTGAAGTTAAAACAACTGATGATAGGCCTGCCATTGCCTTGACCCTGACGATCCCATTTAAAACTGAGCAAGAGCAAGCTATTGATGAAATGGCGGCTGAAAACAATTTTGTCTTATATGAGGACGAAGAAGGCAATGGACATCAAATGGTCATTGCCAGTGTTAATCACGATGCATTAGCGCATATTCATACAGTCGTTTGTACGGATGCAGGTAATGACCTGATGAATGAAGTGGTGGGTGCCTATAAAGCTGACAAAGCCCATACTATTGCTGATTACATCCTCATGTTTACAAATGATTCTGGCTGGGAGATCGGTATTAATGAATTTCCTACAGAAGTCAGAACACTTACATGGACAGATGAAGACACCTCACTTAGCCGCATTAAATCAGTTGCAAAAGATTTTGATGCAGTGCTTAGCTTTGGCTTTGTTTTTGTAGGTACGACTGCTGTAAAACGTGTTATCAACATCAGGCATGAGGAAAATTCCGACAGTTTAATTTCCTTTGAGATGAACAAAGACATCAACAATATTGTAAAAACTGTTGATATATACAACATGGAAACCTCAGTGAAGGCCTATGGTGCTACACCTGACGGTTCAAATGATCCAATCAACTTAATTGGGTATCAGTGGAAAGATCCCAACGGGCGGTTTGTACTTGACCAGTACGGGTTCTTGCACGATACCATTGCTGTGCAGAAATATTCACGTTTGCTAAGCAACAGCAACCCTAACCCAACACATTCTGACTGGAATCGGGTTAAAACGTTTGATTCAAACTCGCAGGCGACACTTTTGCAAGCAGCTTTGGCAGACTTGAAGAAGTATAACCATCCAAATGTTAACTATGAAGTTGATTTGGCAAGTGCACCCTATGTGCCATTGAACCAAACAGTACACATTGTTGACGAGAACCAGAATCTATTTCTTTCCGCGAAAGTGTTATCAGTTGAACGCAGCCGTGCTGGACATTATACCAAGCTCACTTTAGGGGATTATGCAAATGAGCAGCCTAACTTGTACTCAGCACTGAAAGATATGGCAGTTAAGATTGAAAATATCCCCAAGGCCATTCAGTTTTATCCATGGATTCGTTATGCCGATGACGATAAAGGCACTAACATGTCAGCACTACCCGCCGGAAAGAAGTACATGGCTATCGTTCCCAATGCCAAGTCATCCGTTGCAAGTGATGACCCCGCAGATTATGCTGGCCATTGGGCACTTATTCAGGGCAAAGACGGTGCTGATGGTGTTCCCGGTGCAAAGGGTGCTGATGGCCGTACAAGCTATTTCCACACTGCTTGGGCGGATGATGTAAGCGGCCAAAGCGGGTTCACGGTATCCGGTGGCGATGGCAAAAAGTACATTGGCACGTATAGCGACTTCACAAAGGCAGATAGCACCCATCCGACTGATTACAAATGGGCACTTTTTAAGGGCGCAGACGGTGATGTGGGACCCAAAGGTCCTCAAGGCTTGCCAGGGAAATCAGGTGCTGATGGTCGTACTTCTTATGCTCACTTTGCTTACGCAAATAGCCAAGACGGCCATGCTGACTTCTCAACCACTGATTCTAACCGTAAGTACATTGGCTTCTACAGTAACTTCTCATCCGGTGACAGCACCAATCCAAGTGACTATAGCTGGTCGCTGATTAAGGGTGCAGATGGTGCTAATGGTAAAGATGGGGTTCCGGGTAAACCGGGTGCAGATGGCAAAACATCATACTTCCACATTGCCTATGCTGACAGCAGTGATGGTAGAACCAACTTCTCATTGGATACTCCCGGTTCTCGCAAGTACATCGGTAGTTATACAGACTTTACACAAGCTGACAGCAACAATCCAGCACTTTACTCTTGGCAATTGGTACAGGGACCACAAGGGCCAAAGGGTGATAGTGGTGCAGATGGCTTACCGGGTAAGAATGGTGTGGGATTAGCAACAACAACCGTTACTTATCAAGCTTCAACTAGCGGTACGGCCATACCAAGCGGAGCGTGGTCAACAAGCGTTCCAAGCGTTTCTAAAGGTCAATATCTGTGGACGCGGACAGTTTGGATGTATACGGATAAAAGTAGTGAAGTTGGCTACTCAGTTGCTTACATTGCTAAAGACGGTAACTCAGGTAAAGATGGTATTGCAGGTAAAGACGGAGTAGGTATCAAGTCAACGGTGATTGAATATGCTGTTTCGTCAAGCGGCGTCACTAAGCCAAGCACAGGCTGGTCAACAACCATTCCAAGCATTGCTCCTGGACAATTCATGTGGACACGGACAACGTGGGCTTACACTGATGGCACCAATGAAGTGGGTTACTCAGTAGCGCAAGCTGGTAAGAATGGTGAACGTGGCAAGCAGATTTTTAAAAGTAATCAAGAGTATGGACCACATAGTTCAGCTCATTGGTGGTCTGATTTAAGCCCAGCACCGTCCGTTGATAATCCTCCCAAAATTGGCGATACCATAGTCACTCCTTATGGCGACATTTTTCAAATTGATACTGTAAACGTTGGTGGCGGAGGCGGTGGTGGAACCTTTGGAGTTGGAAATGTACTTGGAAATATCAGAGGACCACAGGGACCTCAGGGGCCACAAGGTGTTCCCGGAAGCAAGGATGTGCCATACACATTTATTCAACTTGGCACACCCCAAAACCCCAAGAAAGGCGACCTATGGTGGCATGGAAAAACGCTTAATGATGCCACAGCATTGCAGTATTACAATGGCTCAGCTTGGGTTGGTCAAACTATTCAGCAGGCAATACTTAGCATCAAAAAGCTACAATCAATTGAGATTGACAGTGCGACCATTAATTCTCCTGACATTAATGCACGATTCAATCACACTGCTCTTAGTGATGCCAATTTAGGAAAGTTCAGCAGTGGCAACACCAGTATGCAGTATGGTCACGTGAATATCACAGGGAACGTTGAAAATGATCAAGGCAAAGCTGATGGACACATGTTAATTAGCGACTTAGGACCATCAGGATTTATCAGTCGCGAACGCACACCTGACAATGCCGGTGATGTTCAGTATGCTAACTTGCAAGGTGGCAAGCTCAATCTTTCAACATTAATTAGCGCTGAAAATGCGGCCACCAAAAAATATGTGTTCAGCACATTCAAATCAACAGATAATGTTACTTACTATTATAACAACACAACGGCATATAGTAATATTGATATTGATTGGGCATACATTTACTACACACGGCGTGGAAATATTGTGACCGCCAATTTTCAAATCCACACAATAGCTAATCAGTACAATTATTTGAGGCTCACAGAGATTAGACCTGGTTACAAACCTTATTTGACAGAAAAGACTGCTGGAAGCTTGGGGAGCATGTCATATCCTGGTGAATTAACTACCATATATTCAAGCACACCAAGCGGAGGAACGGTCGGATGGTATACCTGCATTTCCAAAGGCGCTGGCGGTTATTCGGGGTCTATTTCTTATCTAACACAAGACGATTATCCAACGGGGGATTCATTTTTCTAGGAGGCAATATGAAAATCAAAGTATGGACAGATAGCAATAATCGGCTACTTAATTGGGCATATGCTGATGAAAACAGACCAGTAGGGACGACCGATGAAGGATTTGAGGTTATTGAAGTTGACGATGCTATTGGCTTATATGAAAACCATGCAAGTATTATTGACGGTCAAGTCGTTCCTGATGCTGGTTATGACCCAGACGCTGATAGGCCTACACTTGAGGCGTCACCTGAGCAGCAGATGCTTGCTGCGCTTGCTCTTGACGTAGCGCAGATGAAGGCGGTGAAATCAAGTGACTAATTATGATCAGTGTGCGCTGTTTTACAGTTGGGGAATTGATTTAACACCTTATGTACCGGTAATGATTACCTCAGACGAATACAAGCAAATTACAGGCAATGACTATGTCGGTGGCAAAAGCTAGCGGCTATTTTTATGGGGTGAAATTGTGGATGAACAAACAAAAATGCTAATGGAAATCAAGGAAGACATTGCCCAGATTAAGCAACAATTGACTGGCCTACCAAGTACAGATGACAAGGCCGATAAGGCATACAATGCCAGCCAAGATAATGCCAGAGACATTAGCAGTCTAAAGAAAATGGTGTGGTCAATCTGGGGCGTACTTGGTGGGACGATTGGAGTCACCCTATTTGTGTATATCATCGAAAAGTTCTTGTGAGGAGGGGTAAAAATGAAAGATTTAATTGTCCAAATTGCTATCGCAGTGATACCTATTTTGGGTGCATGGGTGGCAAAGGTCCTATTAGCGAATAAACAGGCTTTGACCTTGGTGCAAGTATTGGAACCATTAGCACAAGCAGCTGTTACCGCAGCCGAACAGTTAGGTGTTACTCAGGCAATAACAGGGGCCGTTAAGAAATCGCAAGCAGTAGCCTCTGTTGAAACTCAATTGAAAGCCATGGGATTTACCAAGGTTGATCAGCAGACCGTTGAAAATGCAGTTGAGAAGGCCTATAGCGACCTAAAGAACACCATTGAAGCAACCTATCCTAAGGGGGCTTAAGATTGCAATTTAAAACTAAACTAGTATTAACAGGGGTAGCCATTATGGCTGCCTTTTCATTTGCCTTACCGACCCGTGTTAAAGCGGCTAAGAATGATATTGGTGTTGACTGGTCAGTGTATCAAGGCAACAATGGCAAGACAGTTGAGGGTGACCGTTTTGCTATTTCACAAATAGGTGGAACCCAAGGTGGCACGATTTATAACCAGTCAACCTATGGAAGCCAAATCAAAGCGGCTAATGATGATGGGCTTAGAGTCCATAGTTACCTATGGTATGGTGTTGGTGGTAGTTCTGATATTGGCCGCCAAGCACTTGATTATTTCCTGCCACGTATTCAGACACCAAAGGGATCAATTGTGGCACTTGATTACGAGGATGGAGCAAGTGAGTCTGTTGAGGCTAACACTGATGCCATTATTTATGGTATGCAACGGATTGCCCAAGCAGGATATACCCCGATGCTCTACAGTTACAAGCCGTACATTGTTGCACATGTTGACTACAATCGAGTACTTAGCCAGTTTCCTAATTCCATTTGGGTTGCTGGTTATCCTGACTACCAAGTCCGTGCATTGCCACTATACAGTTACTTTCCAAGCCTTCCCGGTGTAGCTATCTGGCAATTTACCAGTACGCACGCTTTAGGTGGCCTGGATGGCAATGTTGACTTGCTGGGTGTAACCGACAATGGTTACTCTAAACAGCCAGCACAAGCGACCACAGTTCCTTCTACACCTTCACAAGTTATGTCTAGTGATACAGACTACGCCCAGAACGGCGTATTTATACCTTCTGTGACACTTAACATTCGCACCGGTGATGACACAAGCTATGCCTCAATTGGTACCTATGAACCCGGTGAAAGCCTCGTGTATGACCATGTCTACATCCACAATGGTTACGTATGGGCACGGTATCTTAGCTACTCTGGAAGGTATCATTATATATGCCTAGGTGTTATGGGTGGCGAAAGCTATGGCTCACGTTCTAGCAGCTATAGCGCACCGAGTCACACTTATTACACTGTGAAGTCAGGTGACAGCTTCTGGAGCATTGCCAGCAAGTATGGCATCAACATGTACACACTGGCGGCTAACAATGGCAAGTCAATCTATAGCCTGATCTACCCAGGTGAAAGCCTGTACATCAGGTAATGGGTTGCCATTGAAACAGAAAAATTAAACAAGGTGAGTGCATATGTCTAAAAAAATTGATCAAGCACGAGTTATTGAGCAAAGTTATGTGAGACGTGACTTAATGAGAGCCGTTTCAGAGTTGCTGGATTCCGCTTCAGACAAGCATTCAACTGATGAACTTATAGATGCTGTTGCCTCCATTCAGTCTGTGACAATGGCCTTGGAGCATAAATCATCCGTTTGCGGTCTTCCCGGTCTACGTGGCTGGGACGGAGAAGAATACTGATATATCCAGTAACAAAGTGCCTTCTGCCCGATTGGGTAGGGGGCTTTTTATTTTGTATCCAGCCCCACTCTCCGGCTTGCACGGGGACGCCGCTTGCGTGGGGGAAGAATATATCCTAAACAGCCGCCTTATTGCGAGGGTGCTGTAAGAACAGGAATACAATTGCAATAATCAACAAAACAATAGCTGGAAATGCCATTGCAGCGGTCAAACCAAAGCAGAGCGAACCAATTACGCCCAAAACACCGCCCACTAACGAAATGTTGTGTTTATAACTTTGCCATAAAGCAAGTGCATTTAACACAACGCCAACCCAAGCAACAGCATAGAAGAATGTGGCAGCACCACCAGTTGCATTGGTCTTGTTTGCAGCATCGCTAAATGCGGTTGAAAAGATGACGAACCAAGACGAGGCGAAGATAACACATGCAAAAATGTTATAAATGCCAGTCCAAATATTAATCTTGAGTTTCTTCATGATGAATCCCTCCAAAAAAATTCAGCTTTTAACGTCGATCAGGGTTTGGACGTAAGATTGTGCTATAAAACGACTTTGTATACGACTACCTTGTCCATAGTCTTTTCTACAGCTTCTGTAGTCTTCTGAGCATGTGGTGGAATTAGGTAATTGCTGATAGTTCCCCCTTGCCACAAAAAGTGACTGTGAGTGGCTCTTCACCACCAATTGCATACACAGCCTAGTTATTAGCCCATGATAATCACGTTGCTAATTAACCAGCATCCAGTTACCACTCTAGTCCTGCCCAGAGTACCATGTGCATGAGTTTGAGATTTATTTAGCTGTTAACTGTGCGGTCTAACTCCTGAAAACACCGCTAATACACATGGCCGGATGACCTCACAGCGCGTTAAAGCTGTCAAGACGTTCCACCCCTACCATTTACCATTTAAAGTCCGGAAGGCCGTAGACACCAAGGATTTGACGATAGGGAACCTGACTGGGATTTCTTACCGGCTGGACTTTATAGCATCGGCTCCAGCTGACCACCTGACTTTATTTCAACCGTGCGCAGGTATGCTGTGACACGAACATAACAATCATGATATACTGTTGCTGTATCAGGCAGATACATCAGTATATCGACCCATTGGCGTGGGTTGACTGTTTCGGCTATTAAGTTAGCTTTCGGCTACTTCGCATTGGCGTGTGGGGTAGCTTTTTTGTTGTCTTCAAGAAACTGAATCAGAGCACCAATAAAGATTCCTACTAGAGTTGCAAAGCATAAAGCCGCTAGTGTGATCTGATGAGACACAAGCCAAATAAATATATCAACCAATTTTGCACCTTCTTTGAATGTGTAAGCCAGCTACACTGTGCTATAATCTTTACATGAGTCATCATAAATCATTTGGGTGAAGATGTCAACACTGTGTTCTTAATTTTACAATAGGGGGGTTGATCTAATGATTTTATCTGGAGAACAAATTAAACAATTACGGAATGCGCGGCGAATGTCTCAAGTAGACTTGTCACGTGCAACGGGCTTATCAGCGTCTCTAATAAGCTCATACGAAGCAGGGACACGAAATGTCACTCAGGAGGCATCTGATAAGATTGCAATTGCTTTCAATGGCATAACTCCAATCAATCCAGCAGAACGTACGCAGACTGCTGATCTTGATGATGACAAAACGCTTGTTAAAATGAACGGAATACCACTTATGCCTGCTGAAAAGGCCTTGCTAAAAGCTTTAGCGAAAGCAATGCTGGATCAGCGTAAATAGTTAGCTCTCTACATAGCCTGCTGGCGATGAAGGGACAAAATTATGGCTTCAATCAGGAGTTACAAACTTGATAGTGGAAAAAGACGGTGGAAGGTATCCGTTTATGTTGGAATTGATCCAAAGACTGGACGTAAGAAGTATGTTGTAAAAGGAGGTAAGCTCACACGACAAGACGCTATTAAAGCAGGGCGTGATTTAGAGAAAGCTGTTCAAAATGGTGAACTCACGGTTGTCCCTAGACCCGATAAAGTTGCAAGAAAGTTTAACGATGTCTATGAAGAATGGCTAAAATCATACAAGCTCACAGTCAGGGAAAGTTCATGGTCCAAGACTCGTGACTGTTTCAATCTCCATATTTTGCCTGATCTAGGCGACATGTACATTGATAAGATCACCCCACAAGATGTCCAAACTGCGGTGAATAAATGGTTTAAACAGTCTCCCGTGGCATTTAAACGGTACTTTGTTCATATCAACCGAATACTTACCTATGCTGAACTCAGGGACTATATCCCACACAACCCTGCAAGACGCATCATCTTACCACGTGTCCAAGACAAGATTGGCTCCACAAACGACTTCTGGGATAGACGTCAATTGGAAGTGTTTTTCAATTGTATTAACCCTGATAGGGAACTTTACAAGTATGTGCTGTTTCGTATCCTAGCTTATGCCGGTTTAAGAATTGGCGAGGCTATGGCGCTTGAATGGGAAGACATTGATTTCAAAAAGCGACTAATTAGTGTCAACAAAACTGTTTCACTCGGTGTGCATGGGAAGCTGATTGTTAATCCGCCAAAAACCAGAGCAAGTAGGCGTGATGTCCCAGTTGATTCAGAAACTATTAATTGGCTAAAGCGATGGCGAATTGAACAACCTGACTATGTATATGGCTACGTCAGGCTTTCAACTCATCACCAACTTCTGTTCACTACTAAGACAGGCAACCGTTTCCGTGTTGACAAACCGCGCATGTGGCTTAGTACCATTATTCGTAACAACAACTTGGCACCGGTTATATCGTTGCATAAGTTTCGTAAAAGCTATATCTCTAATCTTTTGATTGCCGGTGTCGCTGTCAGTACGGTCCAAAAGATGGTCGGACATACCGACCCCAGAATCACCTTGCAAATCTATGCCCGTGTCCATCAGGAACAAGAAGTGGAGGCCGCAGAGAAGCTGGCAAAGTATTTAAAAACCGGTAAAAAATAA